CATTTCAGAAGGATGTTAAGACGCGATAAGCCGGCACCTATTCGCTCCCACTCCCACTCCCACTCCCACTCCCACTCTCTCCCACTCGCTCCAACCGCTCCGACAAAATCCGTCTAAGTCCCGCGACACCGCGGGATGAATCGTTATTCATGGGAACAGTCTCGTCGCTTGGAGCTGATCCCCATGCCCGTCCAAAATACCCTCGAGTGCAACACCAAGGCGGCCGTCTCCGACCGGCGGCTCGCGTTCACCATCCCCGGCGCCGTCGAGGCGTCTGGCCTCAGCCGCACCATGATCTACGAGATGATCGGCGCCGGACTTCTTCGCGCCCGAAAGGCGCGCGCGCGCACAATCATCACCGCTGACGATCTGCGCGACTGCATCGACAAGCTCCCCGTCCTCGATGCCATGACGGGATTGGGTCACCGCGGTCGTCCTCGGAAGGCGTGAGCGGCCCGCCCACGGCCGCGTAAGCACCGCACGCCGCAGCGCGAAATACCCAGCACCTCAGCACCTCGCCCCTCTCCTAGCCGGCGCGATCTTCACCCCGTTCAACTTCAACAGGGAATCCCACCATGGCGATTTCACTCACCTCAATACTACGCTCGTCGGTGCTCGTCCCGCCGCGAATCCTCATCCACGGCGTCGCCGGCGTCGGCAAAACCACCTTCGCCGCGGGTGCGCCCGCCTCGGTCTTCATCATCACAGAGGCCGGCCTCGGCATTCTCGACGTGCCGCACTTCCCTCTCGCCATATCCTACGAGGCGGTGATGGAGGCGCTCGCCGCGCTCTACACCGAGGAGCACCAATACAAAACGCTGGTCATCGACAGCATCGACTGGCTCGAGCCGCTCATCTGGGCGGCGGCGTGTCGGCGCAACGGTTGGACCGCGATCGAGGACGCCGGCTACGGCAAGGGCTACGTCGCCGCTCTTGATCTTTGGCGGCAGTACCTCGACGGACTCGACGCGCTGCGCGACCAGAAGGGCATGACGATCGTCCAGATCGCGCACACGGACATCCGTCGGTTCGATAGCCCCGAACACGAGCCCTACGACAGATACCACGTCAAGGTACATCCCCGCGCCGCCGCGCTGCTGCAAGAACATGCCGACATCGTGTTCTTCGCGAACTACCGCGTGAACACCGCGAAATCGGATGTTGGTTTCAACAAGAAAATTATCCGCGCGGTTGGCTCGGGCGAGCGGCTGCTGCACGCGACCGAACGACCCGCCTACCTCGCCAAGAACCGGTACGGCCTGCCCGACACGATGCCGCTGTCGTGGCCGGCCTTCGCCGCGGCAATGCCCGCGAACTGCCTCTGACTGAAACAGAAAGGAAATCAACTATGGCAAATCTGAACTTCGACGCGACCGGCATCGAGCCCAATCAGCCCTTCGAGCCGCTGCCGCCCGGCAGCTACGTCGCGCAGATCGTCGCGAGCGAGATGCGGCCCACGAAGAAGGGCGACGGTCAATATCTCGAACTCGAGTTGGAAGTCCTCGAGGGTCCGTATCAGGGCTGGAAGCTGTTCGACAGGCTCAACCTGGTCAACGATAACCCGAAGACTGTCGAGATCGCCCAACGCACGCTCTCCTCCATCTGCCACGCCACCGGCAGGATGCAGGTGCAGGAATCGGTGGAGCTGCATCACATCCCTTTCATCGCCGACGTGAGGGTGGTGCCGCCCAAGAATGGCTACGGCCCGAGCAACAGTTGCCGCTACTCGGCAATTACCGCGCCGGCGCAGACCACTCCGGTCGTGTCGAATGCGGCCCATGCGCCGAGCCCGACGACCGCGGCACCGAGCTCCGGCAGGCCGGTCACAACGCCTCCTTGGCACCGGACTCCGTGAGCGGCCGGTTCAGGAAACAAGATCATGACCACGTTGATGCGGCTGGGCAGGCGCAAACACACGGTGCGCGCGATCAGAGCGCACGCCGGCGATACGGCGCCGACGACAACGATGACAATGTTGCCGTCGGCACCGTCGACCCTGGTCGAGGCGATCTATGACGCTTACGAGACCGATGCAGACGATGGGCGTCGCGATCACCTCGGTGCCTCACTGATCGGCAAGGAGTGCGAGCGGGCGCTCTGGTACGACTTCCGCTGGGCCACGCGGGTCCAGTTTTCTGGTCGTATTCTGCGCCTGTTCGAGACCGGGCATCTGGAGGAAGCGCGGCTCGTCCACGACCTGCGGCGGCTCGGCCCTACTGTGCTGGAGGTCGACCCGGAGACCGGCCGGCAATGGCGGTACGAGACCCACAGCGGCCACTTCGCTGGCTCGCTCGACGCGGTGGCGCTGGGGCTCCTTGAGGCGCCGGAGGTCTGGCACCTGGTCGAGTTCAAGACCCACAACGCCAAGTCCTTCGCCACGTTGAGGCGCGACGGCGTGTGCCAGGCGAAACCACTGCACTGGGCGCAGATGCAGGTCTACATGCACTTGGCCGGGCTCGACTGGGCGATCTATGTCGCCGTCTGCAAGGACACCGACGAGATTCACGTCGAGCGCGTCGCCGCCGATCACGACGAAGGCGAACGGCTCCTGGCCAAGGCGAAGCGGATCATCGAGGCGCCGCGCCCGCCGGCAGGCTTCAGCACCGACCGAGAGTCGTGGCATTGCAAGTTCTGTGACCACTACCGGCTCTGTCACGAGGAGGGCGCAGCCGAGGTCTCGTGCCGGACCTGTCTCCACGCGACGCCGGTCGAGGGCGGCTGGCGCTGCGAGCGGTGGTGCCGCGACCTGACGCCGACCGAGCAGCGCACGGGCTGCGACCGCCACCTTTACATCCCTGATCTGGTCCCCGGCACCGTCCTCGAGGTCGGCGAGGACTGGATCGAGTACCGGATGGGTGACGGCACCACCTGGCGCAACGGCAAGCCGGGGACGATGCGATGATCCTGCGCCCCTACCAGGCCGACGCGATCGACGGGATCTACGACTATTTCGCCGTGAAGGCCGGCCATCCGATTGTGGTCATCCCGACGGCCGGCGGGAAGTCGTTGGTCATGGCCGCCTTCATCAGAGGGGTGCTTCAGCAATGGCCGGACCAGCGCATCGTGGTCGTGACCCACGTGAAAGAATTGATCACCCAGAACTACTCCGAGTTGATGTCCATCTGGCCGGAAGCGCCTGCCGGCATCTACTCGGCGGGGCTCGGCAGGCGCCAGATCATGGCACGAGTCCTTTTTGCTGGAATCCAATCCATCCACCGCTTGGCCTACGCCGTTCAGCAGGCCGATATCGTGCTGGTCGACGAGGCGCATCTCATCCCGCGCAAGTCCGACACGATGTATCGCGGCTTCCTCAAGGTTCTCGCCGGCATCAACCCGCGCCTCAAGATCATCGGCTTTACGGCGACACCCTTCCGGCTCGACAGCGGCATGCTGCACGAGGGCAAGCATGCGCTGTTCACGGACATCGCGTTCGAGGTGTCCGTCCGTGAGCTGATCGATCAGGGATTTCTATGCCCGTTGATCAGCAAGTCCGCCGTGACGGAACTGGACGTGACCGGCGTCGGCACCAGCGGCGGCGAGTTCATCTCCAGCCAGCTTCAATCGGCCGTCGACCGCGAGGAGGTGACGCGCGCCGCGGTGCAGGAGCTGGTGGCTTACGGCGCTCCCCGCAAATCCTGGCTCGTGTTCTGCTCCGGCGTCGAGCACGCCCGGCACGTCGCTCAGGCGATCCAGGCGCACGGAATCACCTGCGCGACCGTGTTCGGCAACACGCCCGCGCACGAGCGCGACCGGATCATCGCGAGCTTCAAGCGGGGCGAAATTCGCGCCCTGGCCTCGATGGGCGTCCTGACCACCGGCTTCAACGCACCCTGCGTGGACCTGATCGCGATGCTCAGGCCGACCAAATCCGCCGGATTGTATATACAGATGGCCGGACGCGGCACGCGGCTCGCGCCCGAAAAGACCGACTGCCTCGTCCTTGACTTCGCCGGGAACATCAAGCGGCATGGGCCGATCGATGAGGTCAAGCCGCGCGCGCCCAGCGCAGGAAGCGGTGCCGCCCCAATCCAGGCGTGCCCCGTATGCGGTACGCATACTGGGGCGGCCGCGCGCATCTGTCCTCACTGTGGCCACAAATTCCCGCCGCCATCGGTGACGATAAACCCGGCCGCGAGCGAGCTGCCGGTCATGTCCGCTGCGGCGCCAGAGCGGCTGCGGGTTTCGCGCGTCTTGTATAGCCGCCACGAGAAACAGGGCGGCCTGCCCAGTCTGCGCGTCGACTACGACTGCGGGCTTCATCGGCACCGGGAATGGGTCTGTTTCGAGCACGACGGATTTCCACGCCAGAAAGCGGCCTCGTGGTGGCGGCACCGTGCACCGGGGCGTCCGGTCCCAGCGACCGTCGACGAGGCGCTGGCGCAAGCGAAGCATCTACGCGTGCCGGTCGAGATCGCGGTGCGGCCCGACGGCCAATACATGGAGGTCGTCGGTGCGAGGTTCGCGTGATCTGCGGCGTGTGCCGCCGCGAGGCGCGCGGCTTCGCCTTCGATCCCAGGCTGGCGGGCATCCGCGGCAGGGCCGTCCCGGCCTGCTCCATGCGCTGCCTCGATATCATCGTGAGAAAACGCGGCATGATTGATCCCACGCCTAACGAGCGCGACGCCATCGAGCATGCGGGCGCGATGGGCGGCGAGTTCCTCGACAGCATCGGCAAGACGGACCTTGCCACGC